GGCAGGGAGGGTCAGGAGGCGACGAAGCGCGACACCGTCTCCCACTCGCCATGCGGCGGGAGCACATTGTTCGCCGGGTCGTACTCCTGCTCGGCGTCGGTGATCACCGCGCGCTCGATCAGCGTCGAGCGGTCGCTCGCGTCGTAGGTCCGGCACCAGAGCACGCCCGCATCCCAGTCGCAGCGGTAGCTGACGCTGACGATCTGGCCCGCATCCTGAGGCATCTGTTCCCACTTGGTCATCTGCTGGTCCTCCGTTGTCGGCCGGGTCGGCCGGTTGCGATAGGGTGAAGGTAGTCGGGAATGGCAGGGTCGAGGAGTGCTGTTTCCTCGACCCTGCTATGCGTCAGGCGCGCGCCGCCCATTCCTTCAGAGTGCGTTCCTGAGCGATCGCCAGCAGCATCGGCAGAAGCGCCGTCAATTCAGCGACGTGCCCATCGTTGCGCCCGCGCAGCGCAATAGCGTTGCGAATGTGCCGCAGAGCGATCTGCTTTTCCGCGCAGGAGATCGTGCGGGAGAAGGCGGCGCGGTACTGGTGAAGCGACTGGGGCATGGAAGCCTCCCTGGAGGTGGCGCCGCAGCGCCGGTTTCGGTGGATTCGATGAACAGGAATATAAACCTCCTGTTTCATCGCGCAACACAATCTGCCATGCAATCCCCGCATGGCGCTATGCAATCGACGCTTGACGGGCTAAACGGCGGGTGTATCCTCGCCGCATGACAGTCGCTCAACTCGTTTTCCACCTCGGCGGCAACACCGCGCTCGCGCGCGTCCTCGGCATCTCGCCACAGGCGGTGAGCAACTGGTCCCGTCGCGGCGCGATCCCCGCTCGCCGTCACTACCAGGTCGCGCGCCTCGCACGGGCGCTTGGACTCCACATCGATCCGGAGGCGCTGCGATGAGCCTATCGAGAGACATCGCGGACGCCGTTCGCCGCGCCGGTCAGATGACGGTCCGCGAGATCCTCGTGGCGTTTCGGCATGAGGACGAGCAGCGGCTCGCCTACGCCGTCTCGAACGCCGCCTGCAACGGTTGGATCATCGGGCCGAAATCGCGCGCACTGCTTCCGCATGTCGCCTATCTCGCCGCCCCCGCTCCACGCGCGTCGCTTCGCAGCCCGGACCGGGCAGATGAGGTGCAGATCAACTGGGCGACCATGGACGAACGGTGGCGCGCTCAAGCCGGGGAGATCGAGTACGAAGACCACCCGCGCAGTCTCGCCGCTCCGCGCATCCTTTGGCGAGCAGCGCCGCCCCCGGCTCGGTCTCCGTGCGGATCGAGTGCGGCGATGATGGTGGCCCATTCGCCGGGCATCTACAACGAATCTCCAACGCAATTCTCCAAGCCCGTTGACGACGCCGAGGTTCGGCGTCGGACAATGAACGGGCAGAGCCAAGAAAAGATCGCCGCCGCTCTCGGCATCAGCCGCTCGGCAGTCTGCTCGTCTCGACGCAGGACGAGGCGAGAGCGCGGCACAACGTTCGCGATCAATCGCGGCGGGGGAAAGAGCAATTATGAGTGATGAGGAACGCGACGAGCCGGGGCGGAAGTGGTTTGGTCGCGAGCGCATCGAGCCGCCGTCGCTCCAGTCCTCGCTCGATCTCGACGCCATCGCCGTTTCGTCGTTCCGCCGCGTCGCTCTAGGATGGGGCGGGTATCAGGTCCAGCCACTGAGGAGAGCAGAATGAAGCCAAAGCACATCCTGATGGAAGCCCTCGACCTCATCTCGGAGGACCGCCATCGCACGCATGGTCGCCCCGAGGAGAACCTCGCCAATATCGCGACGCTCTGGGACGCATGGTGCCGCGTCTCGCGCGACGCGCAGATGACGGCGCATGACGTCGCGATCATGATGGCGCTCCTCAAGATCGCCAGGACGCAGACCGGCGTCTACAATCGAGACGACTACGTCGATGCGGCGGGCTATATCGCCCTCGCGCATCGTCTCGCGGCGGCGGGCCACGAGGAATGATGCGGTCGGTGCGACTGATCTTGCACGGCGAGCCGGCGTCGAAGGCGAACAGCCGCCGTCTCGTCACGATCCGAGGACAGGCTCGGTTGATCAAGTCGCAGAAAGCACTCGACTACGTCGCCGTCGTGAAGGCGACGCATCCGCCGCTCTCGCCGCTGCTGGAGGGCGACCTTCGCATGACGGCGGATGTCTACTACGCATCGCGGCGTCCTGATCTCGATGTGTCCCTGATACTGGACGCCCTCCAGGATATCGTCTACCGTAACGACAGACAGGTGCGCGAGATGCACCTGTATCACCACCTCGACCGCGAGAACCCTCGCGCCGAAATCACCCTTGAGGAGATGCACTATGACGACGAATGACGATCTGTCGCGATACGCTGACCGGATCGAGACCGTGCTTCGCGCGGCCGATGAGGTCCGCGACGACCTCGCGGCGCTCAAGGCCGAGGTGACGAGCGCAGGATACGACGGCGCGGCGCTGCTGCGCGTCGTCCAGATGCGCCACAGCGAGAAGCGGCGACAGAAAGAGGAAGCACGCCTCGCGCTGGTCCGGCTCTACGCCGACCGGCTGGGCGTGCAGCTGCGCCTCGACATCTGACAAGACGGGCCGAGGCTCCTCCCTGCGCGCGGACGGCGGGCCGCGCCTCCCAAGCGGTCCAGCGTGCTTCAGCGCGTCAACGCCTCCCTCGGCTTACCATGCAAGGGCGATGGTCGCTCCCGCCACCTTCTCTCAATCCCTATCGAGGACACATCCATGTCAGGCTTGCTTTTACACCGTATCCCGCATGTTTCCGCATCGTCGCTCAACCTGTTTGCCGCCGAGCCCGCGCTCTGGGTCATGGAGCGGCTCTGCGGGAAGAAAGGCCGCGTCGGTCCCGCCGCGCATCTTGGCACCGCCGTCGAGGCGGGCGTCGAGGCGGCGCTGCTCGGGAGGGCGAACAATATCGAGGCCGCGTCGGCGCTCGCGGGGGCGCGTTACGACGCGCTTTGCGACGACGCCGACGCACGCGCGAAGATCGACTCCATGCTGCGCCAGGCATGGGGCGCGCTTGCGCCCTACGGACAGCCGGACGTCCCCGAGGACGGACGCCAGCACCGCGTCGAGGTGGCGCTGGATGGTGTGCCGGTGCCGTGCATCGGGTACACCGATTTCGTGTTCCACCAGCACGGCTGCATCATCGACTTGAAGACCTCCAGCACGCTGCCCTCTTCGATCAAGGTCGCGCACGCGCGGCAAGGCGCGGTGTATGCGCGGGCCTTCGGGAACTACTCGATGAGGTTCGCTTACTGCACGCCGAAGAAGTCCGCCGTCTACGTCCTTGAGAACCCGGCGGATCACCTCGCGGCGCTGGCGAACATCGCGCGGCGACTCGACAAGTTCCTCTCGGTGTCGGCGGACCCGCAGGAACTCGCCGCCATCGTCTGTCCCGATTACGACAGTTTCTATTGGAGCGATGCTCAGACCCGTGCGAATGGGCTGGCCCTATTCGGCTTCTGAGCCGGAGCGCGACTGGCGCTTTCCAGTCAGGTGAACGCAACACGCAAAAGGAAAACGGAAATGGCTCTCGGTATCCCGACCAACACGAACCGCACTCCCATCGTCAAATACGACGCCCGCGCGGGCCGGTGGTTTCGCGTCGATGGCAAGGACAGCGTTGTCGATATCTCCAACGGCTTCGCCGCCGTATTCGACTTGGCCCAGATCGACATCGGCTGGGCGCTTTTCGCCGCTGGCGCGCCGCCCTCGACCTCGTTCGCGCGCGTTCCCGCGCCGATGCCGCCGCAGCCGAGCCCCGATCACAAGCGGTCGGTCCGGCTCATGCTCAAGCTGTCGAAGACCGCCGGCGGTGACGTCCGCGAGGTGTTGACGCAAGCCGGCATCGTCCAGGCGGCGATTGACGCGCTGCACGACGCCTACATGGCCGCGCCCGAGGCGCGCGAAGGCAAGCTGCCGGTGGTGGCATGCCCGAGCACCGAGGCGGTGGTTCAGGCGATGGGCAACGGCGGGAAATCGACCAACTACAAGCCCGTTCTTCAGATCGTCAACTGGGTCGCGCGTCCCGCCGATCTGCCCCTGACCTCGGGGCCGGTGCCGGTCGCCGTGGCTGCTCCCGCAGCGGTCGTTGCGCCGCCGTCCACCGGCTCGATGATCGCCGCGCCGCCGCAGCCGAAGGCGGCTCCTGCGCCGCTGCCTCCCGCCATCGGTGACGACACCGAGTTCTGATATCGAGATCGGCGCGGTCCTCCCTCCCCGCGCTGGTGCTGGCGTCGCCTGCCAGCGGACAGAAGTGGCGAGCGAGCCGGGGCGACATCCCCGGCATCGGCCTGTCCGGGCCGCAGGAGGAGAGCAGCATGACCACGACACCACAGACGCCGCTCGACGCGGCGCTCGACTATTACGACCGGGGGCTGATGCCGATCCCGGTTCACCGCGTGATCGCGCATCGCGAAGGCAAGCCGATCTGCTCCTGCGGCGCGCGCGATGGATGCGCGAGCCCGGGCAAGCATCCGACGATGACCTGGTCGCAGTTCCAGAAGCGCCGCCCTCCTCGCGAGGAGGTGGCCGAGTGGTGGTCGGGCGACCGGGCGCGATACGGTGTCGGCATTCTGACGGGTTCGGCGAGCGGCAACATCTTTGTGCTCGATGTCGATGTCGGACCCGGCAAGGACGGCGACGATAGCCTTCGCGCACTTCAGATGGCGCACGACGACCTCCCCGAGACCGCCGAGGTCAAGACCGGCGGCGGGGGGCTCCATCTCTATTTCCGCGCGCCGAAGGGCGTGGCTATCCGCAACAGCGCGCGGCAGATCGGACCCGGCCTCGACATCCGAGGCGAGGGCGGCTTTGTGGTCGCGCCGCCGTCCGTCCATGCCTCGGGACAGCCTTACGTCTGGTCCTGGTGCAATACCCTGGCCGAAGGCATCGCGGATGCGCCGGCATGGCTGCTCGAGCTCGTCAGTGCCGAACCGGTGATCGGGGCGACGCCGCGAGATCGGGTTGCGTCGTCGCCGCCGCCCGCTTCGCCGGTCGGTGCCGGAAGCCTCGGGGTGCTGCCGCCCGCCATCGAGGATGGGCGCGAGGAGTACATGCGCGACACCGTCTTCGCGGTCGCGCTGGAGTTGACCGGCGAGAACGGCGCGTGGCCGACCGCCGAGGAGGTCTACGAGGTCGCGTGGCCGCAGTTCCTGCGGCGCGTCGATCTCTCGCGGCCTGGACGGATCAGCCGCGACAACGCCGAGCCCGAGATGCGGGCCAAGTGCGCCCAGATCTCCGCCAAGGCCGAACGGGGCGATATGGGAGCGCTGGAGGATGTGGTCGCGGCCTATCAGGCCAAGCGGCGGGAACAGCCGCGCCAGGGGCCGGGAAATCGGCAGGAGGAGGCGGCGGGTGCATCGCGGCAGGAACGGGTCGAAACGCCGCGACCGCCGACGCACTTCCCGCTCGTCTACGCGGACGAGATCCACGCGGGCGACGCCGCGCTCGACTTCGTCGAGGGGCTGCTGGTCGAGGGCGGGATGTCGGTCTGGTATGGCGACAGTAACGTCGGCAAGACCTTCGCGCTCCTCGATGTCGCCATCCACGTTGCGCTCGGGCGTCCGTGGCGCGGGCGCGAGGTCGATCAGGGTGCGGTCGTGTACTGCGCGCTGGAAGGTATCGCCGGCATCAGGAACCGTATCGCCGCCTGGCTCAAGCACTACGGGATCACGCCGGATCGCCGCGCTCTGCCTCTGGTGGTCATCCCCTCGGCCATCAACATGCTCGATCCCCAGGCCGATGTGCCGGGGCTGATCCAGTCGGTTCAAGCCGCCGAGGCTGAACTCGGACGGTCAGTGAAGATGCTCTGCCTCGACACGCTCAGTCGCGCGCTGGCCGGCGGGAACGAGAACTCTCCCGAGGACATGGGCGCGCTGGTCCGGTCATCGGATCTCGTTCGGCAGTCTACGGGCTCGCATCTGGCTTACGTCCACCACTCAGGCAAGGACACCGCCAAGGGCGCGCGCGGGCATTCACTGCTGCGCGCCGCGACAGACACCGAGATCGAGATCAGCCGCGCCGAAGGGGCGGAGGTGTCGGTGATGCGGACGACGAAGCAGCGCGAGCTTGAGAGCGGCGACGATGTGGCCTTCCGGCTTGAGGTCGTCACCCTCGGCGTCAACCGCCGTGGCAAGCCACTGACCAGCTGCGTCGCGGTGGAGCCGCCGGCGGACGCGGTCGATGCCGCCATGCACAGGACCGCGCGCCCGAAGGGAAAATATCAGCCTGGGATGATGCGGGTGCTCCAGCAGATGCTGGCCGGTGATGCTGCGGTCGCCGCCGTGCCGAAGACTGGAATGCCCACCGTGCGGTGTGTTCGCGTCCGACTGTGGCAGGAGCAGTGCTTTATCGATGGCGTCCTGGATCGCGGGCACGCGGCTTCTCGCAACGGATGGTCGGACGGCAAGCGGGCACTCCGCGACGCCGGTCTGATCGGCTTAACGGAGGAATACGCATGGCTTCTGTGATTGTCGGAAATGTCGGAAATGTCGGAAACCGACACTTCCGACACTCCCGACGTTTGTCGGAAATGTCGGAGATCCCTTTAGGGATCCGACATCTCCGACAGGGTGTCTCCGACAGGAGTGACAGATGAACCAGTCCGACTACTCGCTGGCTAAGGCCATCCTCGACGGCGTCGATGAAACCATCGCCGCGTCCGAACGGCGGTGGGGCGTGGACCGCCTCCGGCTCCTGGTCACCGACGACCTCCGAGCACGGTGGGATCGTCAATGGCAGTCTTGGTGCCGTGCCGTCGAGAGCAACGACCTCGCCGGCATCCAGAAGCACGGCGCGGCGGTCCGGCGGGCGGTGGCCGCGCTGGAGGCGGCAGCGGCCGCTGCGGGGGCCGAGCCGATCTCGCCGGTGGTCTGGGAGACGGCCTACGAGGGCCGGGTGATCGCGGTGGTCAGGACCAGCGCCGAGGCGTATGCCGTGGCGACACAGGGGCGGGGCGTTGAAGTCTGGACGCTGGACGAGCTAGTCCGCGTCGCCCTGCCGAGGACCGCGATGATCGCGGCGGCGAAGGAGGTGTTCCCTGGGGCCGAGGTCACGGCCTACAAGTCGCCGCCGACTGACTGGGCGAGCGGTGGCGACCCGCTGCCTGATTTCATGACTGCCTGAGCGTGGAGCCAAAATGATGCCGAGCAACAAGGACACCCCTCAACGCACACCCCGCCCCAGCAGCCGGAAAACCCGCCCTGGCGTCGATCCTGCCGAGCCCGTCATCCCGCCGACGCAGGAGCGCGCGCGGCACGCCGAACACGGGATAGAGGTGGCCGAGCCCGAGAGGACCGAGCGTGGCGGTGGCAGGGCCTACACCGACGCGCAAGGGCGGGCGTCGAGGCCCTGGAGGGTCGTGGATACGCTGGCGGCGATGGAGAGGGCAGGCACAATCGACGGCGAGCAAAGGGCAGCGGGCGAGAGGTTCCGCGCGCTGTTTGAGATCTCGGGGCGAGCCGGGGCCAGCGCGACCAGGATCGAGCCTCGGTCGGGCGGCGGCGATCAGGCATCCGCCATCGAGCGACGAGTGGCGGCGGGACGGGCGCTGGCCGAGGCGGCGCAGCTGCTCGGCGGGCCGGGGCCGCTGCATAGCATCGTCGTGGAAATCGTCGGGCTCGGGACTTCCTGCTCGGCCTGGGATCGCGCGCACAGATGCCGGGAGGGTCGAGCATCGGCCATGCTGACCGAGGCTCTCGGTATCCTGGCGAGGGAGTGGCGATGAGCGAACCGGCACGCTTGACCCGGCGGCGGCGACACCCTAACCTATCCGGTATGATGCGCGAGGCGCGCCGATGAAGACGGTGGGCCAACCCCTGCGGGGGCAAGCGCGGCGGACCCTGACGACGGTGGTCGAGGGTCGAGATAGCTACTACGACAGCGCTGAGCATCGGGCGTGGAGCCGCGAGGTACTGCGCCGCGCCGCCGGGATGTGCGCGTCATGCGGCGCGCTAGATCGGCGCCTGGTCGCGGACCACCGCGTCGAGATCCGAGACGGTGGGTCGAGGACGGACCCTGGCAACGGGCAAGCCCTATGCGCGCCCTGCCACGGTCGGAAGACGGCGGCGACGAGAACAAAGCGGCACTCAAGCGTTAACATCGGTGAAAAGCGACCCGAAACAGGCGTTTAACTGGCCTTTCCTGCCTATGGGGTAGGGGGTGTTAATGTTTGGGGCTTGGGGACGCGCAA